TGGATAACATGTTTCCAGATCACTGTTTGCCGAAGCAGTGGCCCAGAATTTCTCTGAACCAATTCGCTTGATAACAGTCTCGGGATAGGAACCAAGAGCACCCGGACCAGAACCGTTCATGTTCATGTGGTCAGCATTCACATTAATGTATGCCGTTCCACCCATGTTAGAAACAGTTCCAGTATACTGGGCCGAGAGACCACAGGATACGATCCGGCCTTGCGCCGAATTAACAGTGACAGCTGCAGCAGTTAATTGGGAGGTAGTGTATGGTGAGTTCAAGTTATAAGTTCCAGTCACCTGAGAGACAAATGTGGTTGAATTAACAGCCACATTAGTTCCAGGATAAGTGGAATTTGAACACCAAAGTGTATACGAATCGTTCGCAAGACAAGGTGTAACTAGAACAAAACCATAACCGGCTGAACCGATCGTACAGGTTGCACGCATAAACGTCCGAACCTTTTGTGAGGGTCGGGACGGAAACTTCGGAATGCAAACATCTGTACAAGCAGGATTCCAGGGGTCTGAGATTGCAAGTGCGTACTTGGAAGCGCAGTCAGAGAGACCGGCCGAAGGCACACGTGATAAAGTAGGCCTGTTGGTCAACCTTGGTTTTGGTTTCCTTTTTGGGGGATTCTGAACCTGGGGTGGATTACGGGCTTTTCCTTTCACACGAGGCATGGGCTTGACATCGTCTGAGTTCGTCCAAGAACCACAAATTCCATTTAAGGAACTCGCAATGAGATGTTGTTGTGTTTCTGAAACACTTCGGGGGGAGAACTTATTGAGTGAGTCTGTTAATCTCACCAATAAACCTCGGTTTTCACTATGTGTGTAACACATTTGTTAAAACGGATTTGTTTATTCGTACGTACCGGATCCCTTCACGAACTGAAGCGACTATACATCATACACTAGTCCGGAAACCACATCCGTGTAGTCTGTCGGCATTTATCTAGAATTAACTAGAACTTAGCACGGAAATATTAAGCATAACAGATGCACCGTTTTGGATGTTTTAAAATGTATGACCCGATGGCAGTTTAGAGACATACCGGTCTAATCGTTCTAAAAAGTCATGTCAACAGGAGAAGACCATGAAACATTCTTAGATAAGGAAGACGACCCTCGAAAAGTCGAATTCAATATATAATTAGGAAGAACATCAACATCCATTTGATGCATTGAAGACAATGATAAAGGAGAGACAAAACTCTCTTTGTATCGGTCGACAAAACCAGATGTAAACTGATGAACTTGATTATAACGATAATAGAGGGACTGTTCTTCCGTAGCTTCAGGCATATGGACACCAGACTTAAGAAGCTGGTTGAACTTATGACGAATTTTGTAAGTAATAGGTTTGTAAACGAGTTTTTGCTCAGCCACAAACACAAAATCACCTTCAAAAAAGAAGTCGGGGGAGACAGTTTCGGGTAACGAATAAACCCAGTTGGGGAAGAGGGGGTGTAGTTTTGGGACAAGCTGAACCAAAACAGAACCGGGGTGTTCAGTTACGTAAGAACCTTTTGAAATAGGCTTCACAAACTTAAGACCATGTAAGACTTCCTTCGCCCAACCTACCTTGTTCGGTAAGTAATACTTCTTATAACCCTCGAAAAGGAAATAAGAGAACATTCTCTGATACTGTGTGGAGAAATTTTTAGAATGCCGTGATTTCTCAATTCCATGTCGTACATCAGGCGTAAGGGTAAAACCCAAACCACCTAATTCACGAGCAAAGAAAAGATTAAAAGACTTTCCATTTCCAGTGAACTTCTCAATCATTTTCCGGTTGTAATGGATGAAACGACGGTGGGTACGGTACTGATCCTGGGCCCCTCTGATAGTCATATCATAGGCATCCCAAAGAGGAAGTACTATATCTTTCCGTGTCTCCATCTTACCGTAGATTAGAAGATCAACACTGAGAAAATCCAATCTTTCAAAGCGATGGACTTTCTTACCTTTCACAACAGCAGAAGAATAACTATGCAATACAGAATTAATGGTGAAGAGACTTGGATGAACATAATTCTTTCCAACTGAAAGTTTAAAGCCAACTCCACCAATTTTATCTCTCCATATCGCATAGAAACGCTCATTAGTTCGAAACAAAATATCATCTCCGTTGATCTTAACAGGAAGATCAACAAGAGCAACAGAAGACTGCAGATAAACCTCAAGGGCCTCCCAATAGCACAGTAGATTCGCAATGCAAAGAATCGGAAAACTCAATACACTGCCCATCAGCTGGCCATTCTTCTGTTGAACAAAGACACCATTAGGTCTCGCCATATCGTACTCAAGGAACTTCAAAAGTTCAGGACGATTTTCGGTGATGAAACCTGTAAGTTCTTCATCTTTGTCATGATAATAAATCTTATGCTCATACAACAGAGATCTCAAAATAGCCTTCGTAAACGAGGAGAGACCCTTGGACACAAAAGAGCGTTCAAGAGCAACCTTAGTAAAGAAAATAATAAGGAGATCTGTTGCAGACTTATAATCACCTGATACCCAGAGATCGAAATCGAGGATACCAAGTTTTTCTTCCTGCAAAATTATCTCATCAAAATGAAAGGTCTGGACGACCTCCTTGGTGAGAGCAAATTGGGGGAGAAGTGCATTATTACGCCAAAGCTCCCTTTGATAGAAGCGAGCATAATAAGATGCATAAGCATGAGTTTTAGTAATGTTCCGAACCTTGAGCGGTTCAAGTACACTTTCCACCTCAGCCGAGGCGGTGATAAAAGGGAATACAGACGATTCGAGGGTCTCTCTCCCGAGAAACTCATTGATGACATTGAGGAGGTCTTCAGGGAGTTCCATCCAATAAAGGATTTCGAAAGAGATATTGCCACTATCAATAAGGGCATTTTCGACAAAGTCCAAACTCGGTTTTACACCACCAAAGTTTGAGGCCACATTTCCAGCAACGCTGGACTTCACCACCATGTTAAACAGTGGTTCTGGATGTAATGATCGAGTTGAAAAGGAGGAAGTTCTGACATCACCATTTAGATCCAACAAAGGAACATAACTGGTAACACCGAGAGGGTTGGTCACCTCCTTGGACAATTCTAGTTGAGAGGACATGTCTGTCCTATCATTAAAATCACCACGGATAAGCGACCGACCGCCTCCTCTTGAACGAGAGTTCTCGAATGACGCAGACTGGCTAGCATCAAACAAGGAAACTGTAGAGAGTTGTTCTCTCCAACCAGACTCAATAAAAAATCGGTCTAAGTAGGGAATAAACTCCAACTCTACATCTTCTCTCGAACGGGGCGGTAGCTGAGTCAAAATAGAAATATGATCAGCCAAAGCCCCCAAAACATAAACATCAGGAACCACCGCGGTACCACGTTTAATCCCTTGTAACATTGACCAGAACAACTTCGTGTTGCTTTTAGTCTTTGAAACAAGCCTTGATTTCAAAACACGTTTAACCGCACCCCTCCAAACGAGAGGTGATCCAATAAAACCGGGCGGTGTCGGAGGAACAGGATTTAGTTCCCCCGAGGAATCAGATTTGTTACCCTTGTACGACAAATACTTGGCCATGGGCCAGGCAGTGTGGTACTTCGCAAAGGTAATAAAATTCGACTGATTCCATTTCAAGACCTCGAACAAAAACGAGGCTTGGTCAGATAGCGAAAAATCCAACAATTTCGGTACAGCATCAAATAATACTTCCAGCTCCGCACGAGCCAAAAATAGTGAGTCTTTAAAAGTTTTTGATAACACTTTATAAACTCCAGAGATGTAGTCCCACTCCAGCGGTAAATGGTTCTTTTCTATGGTATGATACCTAGACAGATCCAATAACCCTGAGTAACTAACACATTCGTAAGTCGTTTCAAGACCGTCTGGGGTACTTATAGTCTCCCAATTTAGTCTTCTATCTCTCACGGACATGTGGTGGGGGCGATTGAACTTTCGCCCCAATGCCCTCTCTGCCGGAACACTCCGGCCCAGTGCCTCTATAATCCCATCGATAACAGTTAACATATTGTTGTTAACAACAATATGTTAACTGTTATCGATGGGATTATAGAGGCACTGGGCCGGAGTGTTCCGGC